AAAAAGAAAGAGAAAGACGGTAAAGATGTCATCGGAAATCTTATCAAAGCTAAGACAGCAAAGTCTCGTCTAAGCAAAGAGAATAAAGAAGTTACAGTTCGTCTCTTCTACGATGACCGAGGACTTGATAAGTACTATGGTCTGCTAGAATTAGGAGAACTTGGGGAACTTTGGAAGAATGTTGCTGGTCGTTATGAAATGAACGGCAAGAAAGTATATGCTAAAGAGATATACAAGAACCCTGAAAAGTACTTTACTCCTGAAGTTATGCAAGCTCTAGATGAGATTGCTAACAAACAATTTAATTATGGAACGAATTGAACTATCGATTCTTAGGAATCTCATTCACAATGAAGACTATGCTAGAAAGGTTATTCCATTTCTTAACCTTGATTACTTTGATATAAGAGTAGAGTCTGTAATATGTCAGGAGATTATTGATTTCATTGCGAAATATAATAAACTCTTAACCACTGAAATATTGCAGATTGAAGTTCAGAATAGAGATGATCTAACAGAAGATGAGTATAAGGATATCAGTCAGATCATTCCTTCTTTAGAAAAGACAGATATAAATGATGAATGGTTACTTGATGCTACTGAAAAGTGGTGTAGGGATCGTGCTATATATTTGGCATTGATGTCATCGATTAAGATTGCTGATGGTCAAGATGAAAATAAAGGTAGAGATTCTATTCCTTCTATTCTATCTGATGCATTAGCAGTTTCGTTTGACAATCATATAGGACACGATTACCTTGAAGATTATGAACAGAGGTATGAATCGTATCACAGAAAGGAAGATAAGATCCCGTTCGACCTTGAATTTTTTAACAGGATTACGAAAGGAGGTCTACCGAATAAGACTCTTAACATTGCTCTCGCTGGCACAGGTGTTGGAAAGTCTTTATTCATGTGTCATGTGGCAAGCAGTGTGTTGCTCCAAGGAAAAAATGTTCTCTACATCACGCTCGAAATGGCAGAGGAGAAGATTGCGGAGAGGATCGATGCTAATTTACTTGATGTCAATATTAAAGATATAAGTGATCTTCCTCGTGTTCTATTTGAGAATAAGGTTACTGGCATAGCAAAGAAGACTCAGGGTAATCTTATTATCAAGGAGTATCCTACTGCTTCTGCTCACTCAGGACATTTCAAAGCATTACTTAATGAACTGCTGTTGAAAAAATCCTTTAAACCTGATATACTGTTTATAGACTATTTGAATATCTGTGCATCGTCAAGATATAACAAACTTGGGTCGGTCAATTCGTACTCATACATTAAGGCTATTGCGGAAGAGTTACGAGGTCTTGCGGTGGAGTTTAATCTTCCTATTGTCTCGGCTACCCAGACCACTCGTAGTGGTTATGGTAATAGTGATGTTGACCTTACTGACACATCTGAATCCTTCGGGTTACCTGCCACTGCTGACCTTATGTTTGCTCTTATTTCTACTGATGAGTTAGAGGGATTGAATCAGATAATGGTTAAGCAATTGAAGAACAGGTATAATGATCCTACTCTTAATAAGAGATTTGTTGTTGGTATAGATCGTGCTAAGATGAGACTGTATGATTGTGCTCAAGATGCAGGTGGAGAGTTAGTGGATAGTGGACAGGAAGAACCAACTATGACAAAGTTTTTAGATATGAAAAATAAATTTGCTGCATTACAGTTTAATGAATAATACATCTAGACTATGGAGTGAGATATCTGTAGTTAATAATCTTAAGTTTGAATTTAGGATGGATAATAATACACCCATCCTAGTTGCTAATGACTTTTGGAAATTTCCTGATAGAGTTGAAGAGTTCTTTCGTAATGGTTATTGGTGGGATACATCATTCTTTAGTGAGCCATGCAGTTGTATTAGACCAGGTTTGAGTGCTCTTGTTAATCCAGAGATTGTTAATTGGTTTGGTATGCCTGTAGCAAAAGCACTTGCTCCTTTGATAGGTCTAAAGTATCTTCATACTTGGTCTATGAATGGTAACTGTGTTAACGGAAACATGAAACTTCCTAATTTGGAATGCACATTTCCCCATACAGATCTAGATAATACTGATGAATGGCAACCATCACTTGCTTATAATATTAATATTACCAAGTCAGAGAATGTTAAGACTGGTTTCTGGAGTTTTAATGGAAAGAGATCTAGGTTTGAATTTGATTGGCATGATAGAAATCTTGAAAAGAAGTTCCATAAGACTATGGAAAAGACTTTATCTCAAGATGCTACTTGGTTCCAGATAGAGGATTATGATCCTTGGAAGCTTGAACATGTTCATACTATGTGCTATAATAGCATTACAGCTTATCCCAGTTCTCTTTTTCATAACTTTTATATGAAAGATAACTGGTTTATAGATCATGATAGGATAACCATTGCTGGATTTCTAAATACATCGCTAGATGATTTGGACTTTCCAGATGAGAAACTAGAAGATGTTTCTTTTGCATGGGAGTTTCTCTACCTAGATAGGATACACAACTATCATCCTAAGCAAACTAAGCCAGTAAATTAATCATGCCTACTTATTCAAGTGCAATTTCTGATAACGATTTCACTCAACCTCAGAAACCACAAACACAACTTAAGCAAAAGCCTAAGCGTCCTAGAGAGTTCTGGGAAGTAGAACCAGGTGAAGCAGGGACAGAAGGATGGAGAGATGATCCTGATAATCCAACTGATGCTCAGTTGGGAAGTATCGCAAATACAAATCCTAATCCAACACCTCCTAGGGCAACAGATCCTACTACGGTTCAACCTCAACAAGCACCACAACAATCTGTAACTATTACACCTGATACTCCTGCTCCTGTTAAAGTTAGAGTAGATAATCCTAAGTGGTTAGAGTATCTTAGGTTTGTTGATACTGTTACCAGTGATGAGTCTAAGGTTTCTTCTCAATTCATTGCTCGTACTGCACAACTTCAAGCTGAAGGATGTAAGTTAGAGCGTTTATTAACTGCTGCTATTGGTATTAGTGCTGAAGGTGGTGAGTTCTTGGAGATTGTTAAGAAGATTACTTTCCAAGGTAAGCCTTATGATGAAGCATCTATTAATCATCTAAGAGTTGAACTTGGTGATGTACTATGGTATGTTGCACAAGCATGTATGGCACTTGATGTATCTCTTGATGATGTTATTGCTCAGAACATTACTAAACTTGCTGCTCGTTATCCAGAAGGACATTTTAATTCATACTTCTCAGAGAACAGACGCATAGACGACCTCTAAATACTTAGAAAGTATTAGAGAGATGGCGAAGGTCTGGTATTCCCTACGAAATGGTAACATAGTTAAGAAAGCACGAACTTGGGATCCTAATCTCAGTAAGATGTTTTTGGATACCTTAAAGGGAGTACCAGTTCCTCGTGGAGGAATGATTGCTGATGAAGATTATAATTTACCTTCGCAACAGAAACCTTTTACTTTGGGGGCAACTAGCAACCCATTAACTTGGCGTGTGAAATGCAACAAAGAGAACTTTAATTGGATTACAACTAGTGCTTCGTCACCTTGGAAGAAATTAAAACCAGGTACAGCAGCAGTTAAAAAGGATGGTACTACTACTGGATCTTATAAAGATACTGAGGGTGGTAAAGAAAGAACATATAGAGTACCTATTAAACAGGGTAATAAGACAAGAGATTTCTTTGTAACTTTTAGGAACTCTTCAAAAATTGAAAAGTCTACTGCTGGTACTGAAGAACAAGAGAAAGGTTCAGCAGCAATTTTTCATTTTGCTGTTAGACAAAATACTAAATGGAAAAGGTGGGAGGATATAGTATCCTCTGATGTGTATGATGATCTCGTTAAGATTTTTAAGGGTGATGTTCCTGAGTCATGGTTAATTAGTTACTTTGCTCAACAGAAAGTATTGTTAGATGAAGTTGAACCACCAAACATGGCCGAGTTTGATCATAGTGGTCCAAATTCTTTTATGGATTTTGTTAGTAAGTTGGTTATAAAAAAATTCAATACCATGTATAGTCTTGGTGGTAAGAAAGATAGTTGGAACCCTGCTGACATTTGGATTATTAAGAAGGCAGATCAACCAGGTATAGTATCTCAGTTAGAGGCAGCTGCTGCTGGTAAAGCAGGTACACAAACTATACATGAGTTTAATGATGTGTTGCGTAATTTATATAAGACAGGTAAGGTGATGGGTATATCACTTAAGAAGACTGGTAGAATAGCATACTATGAGAAGGTTAATATGCAGGACTCTGCTTTAATTCCTGATACTAGTAATGCTGGTTTTAATTTTAATGTTAGGATGAGTGACTTTACTGTTAACTTTGATATTGATCCATCAACGGATATGTTTTCACAGGATGTTAAAATTAAAGTTAATACTGGTAGTGGTAAATATTTTTCATTCCAGATCAAGGCAAATGATTCTGCTGCTAGAAATGGAAACAACTTAAAGTTTGAACCAACATTATCAGGTGCTACTAGTGCTAGACTAGGTAAAGCCCCAGTGGAGATAGTAACAGAGTTATTGACTGGTCCAGGTATGAGACCCAATGCAGGGTTTACAAATAGATATCAGAATTATCCAGGCAATTTGAATGCTTTTGAAGTTAAGGAGGATGAATGGAAGAAGAAGATAGATCATTTATTATCACATGAAGGTGGTATATCAACAGGTGATAAAAATAAAACTACAGAAAAAGCTTTGGAAGCAATCAAAGAATCCTATGGTAAACCTATGGACAGGGGAACTAATGTTAGGGCTAAGTTGATGGGTATTGATTTCTTTTATGAGGTATCTAAATTGCCTAGTGATAAAAGGAATGAGTTTCTGACTGATATGATATATCTTTCTCAGAAGAAAGCATTTAAAAAGAAAGATTACTTTGGTCCTTTTGGAAAGATATTCTAATGGTTGATATTGAATTTGGTATACCATTCTTTCGTTATCATTTAGATTCTAAAGAACTTAAAAAAATAGCATTAGAAAAGAACTCTAAGTATAATAACCGTCCTATAAATCAGACACCTAAAGGGTGGGATTGTAATCTTAAGACAGAGTTTAGTCAATCACAAAAGTTGGTTGATGAATATTCAACATACTATGATGGTATTATAAAACAATTTTCTGATGATGTAGGTTTAAAAGAATGTCGATGTTATATTGATGAGGCATGGTTGAATCTTTATAGTGATAAGATGGATCAAGAAGAGCATGATCATTCTCCTGGTTTTTACTCTGGTATTCATTATATAAAATTTGATTCTTCGCATGGAGCAACTAAGTTTAGGCATCCAATGTATAATTTATTTTGCTATTCTTATAAGGATGTAGATGCTCAAATGCCTGATGAATTCTATATTCCTGAGGTGGAAGAGGGTGATGTTATCATCTTTCCATCTTTCATGAGGCATCGTGTTGCTCCTAACCACAGTGAACATCTGAGAATTACTATGGCATTTAATATAAATACCATCAAAGGATCCACTAGACGGGTGTTTAGACCAGAATAATAATGAAGTCCTTCTCAAAATTTTTAACTGAAACAGCATCTAATGCTGCCAAGCAGGCCAAGAAGTTGGGGCTATCTGGGGATGGTCATGGTTCATGGTTAGACACTAACGGGCGTATAGTCGGACGCACCGTGGAAGGAGAATTAGTATTTAACAGTGGAAGAAAACCAGCAGATGAAACCGATCCTCTTAAACCAGGATCTGCAGCTAGACAAACGATTCCTGAAGTACCGCCGCCACCTGTACCAGGTGCAGCACCTGAAGAAGTGTCCTCTGCAGAGGAACAAGGAGAAGTGGCTAAAACAAGAGGAACGCTTACTCTCGGTTTTGGTAGGTTTAACCCGCCGACATCTGGTCATGAGAAACTTTTAGATAAGATAAAGGATACAGCAGAGGGTGGCCAATATACAGTCTATCCATCTCACTCAGAGGATAACGATAAGAATCCTATAGGTGCAGAGGATAAAGTTTTATTCATGCGGAAAGTATTTCCTGATCATAGCAATTCTATTGTATATGATCCTGCTATCCGTACAATTATTGATGCTTTAGCACATGCGGATGTACAAGGGTATGAAACCATTAATCTCGTGGTTGGCGGTGATCGACAAAAAGAGTTTGAGACGCTTGCCAACAAATACAACGGGCAACTCTATAATTTTAATGCGATTAATGTCATATCAGCAGGGGACAGGGATCCCGATGCTGAAGGGACAGAGGGTATGTCTGCTTCCAAACTT